ATACTAACGCTAACTTCTATGTTAACCGGGACCGGTTGTAAGTTTTTATCTGAAAAACTAGTATTATAAACAGAAGTAGTAGTATTAGTCCAATATTGCCCTTCAAGTTTATTAAAAACTCTATTATTATCTCTACTTATAGCTGTAATCCAAAAAGAAATAGCCGGTAAGGTAATATGCTGCGCTTTGTTAACTAAATCATGCAACACTCTCTGCTTAGGGGCATACACATATCTAACAGCGACGTTATTACCAGCAACGCGTGCATTATCATACCGTTTTACTATAGCCCCGTCAAAGGCCTGTAAAAATTGGGTTAATAAATCCTTTACTTCCCAGTGAAATGTATACTTCTGCACATTATTACTTACATTATACGGTCTAAGAAGTGTTTAGGTAAAATATGTCTATTTTCTATAATAGTTTTAGCTGAAACACCATCTAATATATAGGTTATACTTTCATCCTCTGCACTTCGTGTGCACCGACCACAAGCTTGAATAAGAGAGATAAACATTTTCATTTTATACCATTTTGGATCTACTTCGAAGAGTTTTTTTATTCTCTTACTTGCTAAAGACGGATACGGCATCTTTATAATAACTTGCCATTTACCTAAATCCCCTTTAAGATCTAGACCCATAGTAAGAGAAGGACTTACGAGAACGGTATCGTCCTTACGAATGCCGTGTTCTTTAATAATAGTTTCGTTAGTAGTACCTTCTTCTCTGTATAAAAAGCGTTTACCCTTAAGCCTCTTTTGCACAGCTTGGGTAATATTGAAAGAATGAGTATGTATAATACCCTTCTCGCCTTTATGACTTTCAGCGATAGTGTGTGCAATTTCAACTACATTAGGTAGGTGAGTATCTAGAGTTTTGTAATTAAGAGGGTATTTGCTATGACAATAAATAGGGCTCTTCTTAGGATCAAAAGTAGAGTCAAACTCAACATACTCAAAATCTTTAATACCTAATGTTTTTGCAAAAATATTCTTATCTACTATAGTCGCGCTCATCAATACAATAACGTCCGCGTAATCAAACAAACAATGTGTAAGAGTGTCAATTTTAAGCGGTGTAAAGATAGCTTTTTCCACGTCTTTTTCAATTATATACTGAGTTTTATCCCAATGATCAATAATGTTAATAATTGACTCGTAAAGGTCCTTTCTAAACTGCTGTTTAATAAGTTCTATTTTATTATTTTCATATCGAGCGCGTCCTTTATGCGCTTCAATAACTTCTTTTACAGACTCAGCAAGATCAGTCAACCAACCAAGCGCTTTAGCAGGCGTTTCACTAGTTAATTTATCATATTCAATTCCATTAACAGTTAATCGCTTGTAATCAATAACAGCTGAGTAGTATTTTACTATTTCGTCTTCTAGCTCTGAACATTCGTCTGCAACAATTATTTGTCGCTTTTTAAGATGGTCAGGTAGATTAAAAAATGAAGCGTAATTTAGTACCGTGAAGTTTTCAATTAATGCGCTATTACGCGCTTCATAGTACGGACAGCAATGTTGATCCCAGCATTCTTTTTTCTGCGCTGGAGCAATCAAACACGGAGCGTGCTCTGTAGTAAAGCTAGTATCGACTTCACACTGGTAATTACTCTTACCTTTAAAAATAGAAGACTCATTAAATAAGTCTTTATACTGATTCTGCAATGCTTTAGTGGTAGTAAGAGCAAACAGCCCGTGAGACGGCAACTTCGCTATAGCTCCAGCGTAGTCTTCGTCATAAGCATGGTAATTAAATACTAGCTGCTCATAATCTTTATGACAGCAATTAGTAGTATTTGAAAGCGTCTTACTAATAAACGACTTACCTGAACCAGTCGGTGCTTGAACTATAATAAATTTTGCGCCTTTATTGACAGCGGCTTCTATTTTTTCTAAGCCCTGTACCTGGTGGCTCCTTGGTGTAAAGCCGGCAGGAAAATACTCTATCAAAGGCTTAGTAAGTTTCATCAGCCTTACATAATAGAGTAGGTTACAATTAATTCAATTTATTAATTGCAAGTACTGCGTTATAAAATTTGCTGTTTTTAATTTTCGATGTTGATTTTAAATTTACCAGTAATTCAAAATCTTGCTCAGCTAAAGTTTCAAGCCGATAATCAAAAATAATTTGATTATTTTTTTCTTCTAGAGCAAAAGGAAACGGCACTTCAAAAGTTTCTCTCTTTTTTTCAGTGTTAACAATAAAAGCAATGTAACAGCCAGACAAACGATAATTGATAAGCTTACCTTTTTTGTAGGGTTTGTTTTTTAAAGAAAATATTACATCTTTAAGAAAGTAAGGTTTAATAGCTTTATCTAAATTATCATACATATTATTTGTCCATAAACTGTTGTTTATCAGTTGCAGACATCTTACTTAATACCTCACTGAAGTATTTCCAGAACTCATCCGGAGGGGTTGTCGGTATAACACTAACCACCTCTACGGATTCTGAAGGTACTAGCCTGTAATCTTGCATAAATATATCCCATGTCAGTACTAATCCTTTTTGTTGAGGATTAAACTTAAGTCTACCTGAAGCAGGTTTAAAATTTAATGCTACTCTCCCTTCTGTACTATTTAAGAGTAAAGTATCATTAGTTGCAAGCATTCTACGGGTAGGGGGTGAGCCGGCAATAGGACGACGCCGTAGAAATCTAAGTTCTACGGCGTTTTTATTAAGTAAAGCTGTTAAAGCTGTTTGGGATACTCTCATTTAGTTTCTTCAGGCTCAGCAACACCAAAAATACGGTCTTCGTTTAAGAAGACGATATGTCTAAGATTATTTATGTTGCTAGCCTTTAGACCAAATGTGCTCGGAAAAATAACGTGCTGGCCTGGTTTAACTTTAGCACGAGGACCTGCTAAAAGCACTTTTGCAACACGCCAAGCTTGCTGAGTAACATTGATAGGTACAAAAATCCCGCCACGCATAATTTGCGTGCCATCTTCGTTAGTATCAGCAAATTGACACATTAAAATGTCGTCTAATACAGCGGTCAAGCGCCAACTAGCAAGATTAAGATCACTACCGGTATAGTCCTCGAGTCGCACCATACCTTTAGTCAAATTAGTACCCACGTCTTCATAAGCCTGAAACGCTTTTTCGCGATCAGACTTACTCATATCTTTTGTTGCTTTTTCTAAAGCGATTTCACTTTTTTTCATTTGGTAAATTTAAATTAAATTGTTCTATATACAAACTTACCTCTCTACTGGAAATTTCAAGATTGTTAGCAACTTTTTGTATAGTTTGTTTTTGTACGGATTTACTTTCAGTATCTTTCTTCTTCTTTATGTAATTAATACGTTTAAATCTAGTTTTAGGTACAACACTATGTAGATAGTTAAACCATTCAGAATTACTCTGTAACGTAGACCAATGAACATTGCTTGTCTGGTTAAGCAATACAGTTACTTCAGGGGAGTACATACTGCACCATCGCTGCACCAGATACGGCTGAAATTCAGAGTTTTCATCTAAATTAGCCGTATCTGGAGTCTTAGTTTTAAATAAAATCTTATTTAAAAAATCAAACATTAAACGATAACTTTAGTGGTAGCAATAAAAATATTATCTACCATGCTATAAAACTGATGCATTACTTCATTTTGGAATTTTACGGTCTGTTCGGGAGAGAGGTTAGTACTAAATGCAAAGGCGGGGGCCTTTTTACCTGCAAGAATGTTAATACCGGTATGACCGATAGCTACATTTTCTTTAGAATAGGTAATGCTCACAGATGCTTTGCCTTTAGTCTGATGAATACCTCCTTGATTATGATCTGCATGGATCATGATATCGTCTCCTTTCATCTCAATAGTCTTATTGATTTGCTTATAAAGAATATTAGCAATAGAAGTGTTAAACAGTCGCTGAAAGCATACAGCCCCAAAAGGATCTAGGTTAGGGATCTCCCAGCAAAAATTTACCATAGATTCGCTATAAATGTAATCTTTTTCGAGTGAATCCTCTAAGTCAATAAGATTCAAAGTAACTTCTACTGGAGCTACAAAAGAAACAATATTACCAATAGGTAGAGTCTTGTCTCTAAAATACTTGTAAGCAAAACGCTTATGAATAAAAGAACCGTCGTATATTTTTTGATCGTTAATAATCATAGTGATATTATACTATTAAATTAAATATTTTCCATTCTTAACTTTGTCTAAAAACCATACTTGGCCTGAAAGCCATTCATCAGTAAAAGAGCGAAGGCCGTGAGAGTTATGTACAACGTTTATGTCTACTGTACCTAATTTTAATTTTTTGCTGTTACACGTTAAGCTAAAATCTATATCGTAAAAATGAGCTACGCAAGGGTTAGATTCATCAAAAAATGCCCCGGCTTGATACACTCGCTTAGAATTAAACGCTAGAAATAGCCCATCAAGTATAAGAACTCTTCCGTGTTTACCAAAATAGGTAACAAATGTACCGCTGCCTCCGTCTGATACATGACTAACTTTACCTCTATGGTCTTCTTTAGAGCTCATTAGG